CTACAGCGGATTGATCAGCGCCGCGTTACGATCATCGCCAGGCTTATTGACTGCGGTACTTACTGGCCAATGCCGGATCAGGCCGGCGTCGATATGCCGAGTGACGCCACGGATGGCGTCGCGCTCCGTGAAATGGGGATCCAGCCATGGTTCCAGCGAATCGTTATCCAGCGCCAGCGGCATCCGGTCGTGAACCTCTTGCGCACTCCCCCGCGCCGGCTCAGTGATGATCGCCACCCCAGGCGCCAGGTCATCGCCGCGGTCGGTCCAGATGCCGGCGAGATAAAGCGTCTGGCTATCGCTGCGGGTGATGAAATGCGGCTGCTTGCGACCATCGAGGGACAGCCATTCGTACCACCCATTTGCTGGTATCAAGCAACGGTGGCGCTTAAACGCTGGCGCGAAGTATCGGCTGGTAGCCACGGTCTCGGCTTTGGCGTTGATGGGCTGTGGAGCTTTAGCGCCGGCCCATGCCGGCCGATATCCCCACCAGAGCTGCTCGATCGTGACGGGTGCCTCGTCGTCAGCGCGACGCGCGACACTGATCAACGTGCCCGGTGGCACGTTGTATCGGGGCTCGGCATCAGCGAAGAGATCGGGCTGGGCCACGGCCTCGGCGAGCGCTGAAAAGTCCATGCTGTAGAAAGCGTATCGTCCGCACATAGTAGGATCCAATCAACAACAATCAATGAGGCTGAGTATGGATAAATTACCAAGTTGGGCAACTATTCTGATAGCTATCACTGGTGCTCTAGGCACGATTGTCACTGCGCTAGCGACAGTATTTTTGTGGAGAGTAACTACGATACTAGCTCGCGAAACCACTAGAATGGCTGATGCTTCTTCGCAGCCTCATGTTGTAGCCACACTATCGCCAAACAGATGGTCTATGATTCATTTCGACTTACATGTTGACAACCCAGGGAATGCTCCTGCCTATGACGTGACCGTCACTTTTGATCCTCCAGTCGAAAATGAAGACGTCCGAGAAGGGTATGCTCCACCTTTGCAAAACATCAGCGTTCTCAAGCCCGGCCATGGGCTTTCCAGCTACTTGACAGAGTACAAATCGATCAAGGGAGTAGACTTCAAAGTAGAAATCAGTTGGAAACGTAAGGCCTCAGATGAGGCGAGGGAATACAACTCATACACTTTAAGCATGAGTGACCAAGAAGGGATTAGCAAACTAGGCAGTGATCCGTTGGCACAGATTGCTAACGATATTAAAAAGATAAATGAGGCCTTATCGCCAGTGCTCCGGGGAAACCGGAAGCTAAAAGCTGACGTGTATGACACTTCCGATCGGGAGGCAGATCGCGCGGCCATGATGGAATGGCGAGAAGAGATGAGAAAGAAATCTGATAGTTGATCTCATCTATTCTTTTTTGGCGCGTGATTGGCTCACACGCCGGCCGCTCCTCTCTACTCCTCCGCCACCCTCACCTGCCCATACCCCACGCGCCGCTCGACGCCGGTGTCTACGTTGCGCAGCGCGACTTGGCCGAAGCTGAACCGTTGGTAATTCTGCAACTCGTACAGCCCGACCCAATCCGGCCCTGACTGGATGTTGAGCCTTGTGCTAGGCGGCAGGGTCTCGCGCAGCTTCGCTTCGCACTTGTCGCACTTGTCGCGCGCGGCGCGGGCGGCGCGGGCGGCGCGGGCGGCGCGGGCGGCGCCGTTGAGTTTGTCGATCTCGGGGAACTGGCTCATTCGGTGGGCTCCTCATCTGTCAGAGATTCCCACGTCACCGCCTGGGCTTCCTCGTCCGTCTCCGCGCCTTGAATCATCCACTCGCCACGTTGGCGCAGGCCGGTATACTCCTGCCACTGGATGAACGACTCGGCATTGCGCAGCACGGCGGCAACGAGTTCCGTCAGCGTCTCGGCACCGTCACTACCGTTACGGCCCTTGAGGATCGCTGATAGCGCGGGTGTCGCTGGAGCATCGCCTTCGCTACCGGCATCGAGCCACGCCTGGTACGCAGTCGCTTCGTTCTGCTGCTGAGTCCAGCTCAGGCGCTCGATTGCAGGATACTCGCGCAATAGCGGCTTGGCCCCTGCCTCGTAGTCGGCGTTCAAACTTTCGAGCGCCTTGGTCTTGGCCTGTTCGAGTCGGTCGATGGAAGTCGGCATGTGGGTCTGGCTAGCGATGCGCCCCATTAGATAATCTCCTCATATTCGGTCTGTTGCCGCTGCCAATGCGCACGACGCGCGTCGTAGCTTTCATTCGTTTCGTGGTCGTCACGCAGCACCCGTTCTGGGTAAGGATTGAGCAGCCAGACGGTCAGGTTACCGTCCTCGTCACGCGCCGCGCCTCGGAACACGTCATGCGGCAGGGTCGTCTCGATCTCGTCGGCGCGGCAATGCCCGATGGCGAGTGCCGAAAATTCGACGCTGTCGGTCTGTCCCGCGATCGTGGCAGTGACGGTTTCGCCACTGAATGAGTAGACCACCAAGAAGTCAGCAATTTGTGGTGTGTAAACGACCTTCATCAGTAGACTCCAATGGCAATGCCACGACACTCGGGATAGGTGTCGTCGCTGTTGAATGATTCGCCATAGCCAGACCACGCCGCGATACGACATCCTGTGTTGCCTGGTGAAGTGTCACCTCTTAGCGTGGCACGCAACATCCTTGCGGAAGCGATAGAACCCCAGTCAGCAGCCGGTAACACGACGAAGCAGTTCGAAAAGCCCGCAGGAAAAGACCAGTCTGTGCCCAGCCGATTACCATTATCGTATCTCAATGTTAGAAGAGGGCTGACGCAAACTTGGATTCGGTTGGGTAGCCTGAGAACCCAGCCATTAGAGTTGCTGTAGACCTTGGGTGCGGCAATTTCCTTCCACGCTGACCAAGTGGCGTTGACGTAACTACGCGTCCAGGCTCTGGGGTCGTCGTCGTCATTCTCAAGATAGAGAATGTTGGTTACACCGCTGTTATAACCGCTGCAATAGATGGTGCCAGATCCACCGGGGCGGTTTGCTAAAGTTGAGGTCGCCCTATAGCAACCGGCGGGAATATTAGTTGGGTCGGAGTCCATATCAAACTGATCTAGATTTGGACCACCGTACCATGTCGGTTGTGCACCAACATTGCCTACCCCGTACTTTTTCAACTCGACCAACGCTGCCGCCACAAATCCCATCTTGTTACGCAGCAGTGCCGCATCGCCTACGCCGGCGTCCGAGAGATAATTAGCAGAAGCGAGCAATCCAACGTTCCCATCGTTCGCGCGCTCGGTCAGGTTGAACGCCGAAGCGAGGGCGTTTTCGACGGTAGTGATAAGACCGTTCACAACCTCATTCAGCTGGTCCTGATTCGATGCCGTCGCCATAGGATCTCCTACATAAAAAAAGCGCCCGAAGGCGGGGTTATCGTTTAGTCACAGAGAGTTTGATGCCGCGTTTTTCTGCGCTACATCCAATGAGGGTGCCGTTGACTATGGCCCTGGCTCTAATCCTCACCGTCCTATTCCCGCTCCAACCTGGAAGCCGAGTGAACAGCGTTTTGATATCCGCGCTATCGACCCTGGAGGTAACATTGCTACCTGAGTTGGGATTTGAAACCGTATTTCGGGTGTCCATAATTGAACCGAAATCGTATTCAACAGCCCCGCTAATCGTGACCTGTAGCTGAATGCGAGCGCGGCAATAGACACTACTACCCGTCCCGGAATCAGCGGCGGTGAGATCGAACGAGGCACTGAAGAAGATATCGAGATCATTACCCTGAGGATCGTAGGCGAGATCGATAATGTTCGACCATGATTCCGAAATTCCGATTGCGCCGGAATAAATCTGAGAAGCGTTGATCGTGACGGCATTGCCGGCTAGCTGGAGAGTGTCTATCGAAGCATTTTTTATTGTGGCTCCATCTATTTCCACATCCTGAATATCGGCCCATTTGATGACGATATCTTTGACGTTTGCCCATTTGACCGTGAGGTTATTAACGTCGATATAGTCGGCTTTCAGCTTGTCGCCATCGAACACTAAATTGCCGTTCGTCGACCGCAGCTTGGTCACGACCAGGGAGTCGATCAGCGCTTCGGGGATGATTACACGGCCGTCCTTGACGACAAACGCGGTGACGAGCTCGCCGGATATCTCATTCAGAATGGCAAATTGATCTGCGATGCCGATGATCTCGGCAAGCTGTCCGTCGACTTGAATGCCCAGCATGCCTCGGCGGCCGTTGACGTTGACCGTAGTAACGGCTCTAGCAACGGCACCGGTGGTCGGGTTATAGACAGCGCTGATGTTCTGATTGACGGATGCAAACTGGTCGCTCACCTCGACCTGGTAGTTATCGACTCTCTGCGCAAGCGCGCTATCGGCTTGGCTCAATGCCGTGAGCCGGTTGTCTACTGTCGCTTTGTTGCCGCTGAAGTCAGTCGACAGCGTGTTGACGCGCTGCGAGATTGCATAGCGATTGTTGGCTTCGACGATCCGGTCGGTGTCCTGCTGAGCGGCCCCGTTCATTGACTGAGCACGCAGACCGAGATAGCGAATAGCCTGCATCTTCTCTTCAGTTTCGATGATCTGCTGAAGCTCGTCGATGCGAGCGCCTTGGCCTTCCGGATCGAGCGCATCGACTTGCGCCTTCAGATCGTCGATGGACTGCTGCGCTTCGGCGATTGCCTCGTAGCTCTCGTCCAAGCCGTTCTGGAACTGGTCGGCCAGGCCGCCGTCCCGATAAATGATCTCGTTGATCCGCGCTTCTTCCTCGGTGAAATCACTGGTCGTCGCAACCTCCTGGAAGAACAGATCGCTGTGGCCGTAGGCGTTGACGCTCTCGATCCAGTAGTAATAGGTCGTGCCGAAGCTGCGCCCGGTGTGGACAAGACTGGCGCCAGTACTGAGTAGCTGGGCCGAGCCGCGCACCTGGTTGGCGTCGAGCAGTGTCGGCGAGTAGTAGAACCGGAAAGAGACAGGGGTGCCGTTCCACGCCAGTTGCGGGATCAGCGTCACTTCGTTGTTCGTGACCTGGACGATGACGCTGTCCGGCATCGGTGGTGCGTTGACGCTGAACGTGACCGTCGCGGCACCGGACTGCCCGAAGCTCCCGCGCGTGCGCACCTCGGCGACGTACTGCCCCGCCGGCAGTCCGCCGATAGTGCAGGTGGTCGAGTTGGGCGGCACCTCGATCGCTTGAACGGCCTGGCCGTTCGAACGCAGCACGACGCTGTAGCTTTGCGCCCCGCTGACGGCAGACCAGTCGAGGCGCCCCTGGATGGTCTCGCCGACCGTTTCGAGCGTGTAGGTCAGCCCGGACGGCGCGGCGATGCCACCGGTAGGCAGCGAGATGAAGCCGAGCGGGTCGTAGGGCTCGCCGACGGCGTCGTCATAGATCTCGGGATCTTCGGATGAGAGGGTGACTTTGCAGCCGCTGTCACCATGGAAGTCCCAGTCGGTGATTCGGAACTCGCCGTCGATGTTGATCGACGGCAGATAGACGCGCACGACGCGGCCAGGCCGGCAGGCGTAGCCGCGGAAGTTGAGCGTCAGCGATAGCGAGCCGCCCGCGCGCTTGCGGCGAAGCGCGATGTTGGCGAGGCGCTGGGCCTGATACGGCGAGAACACGTACTGCAGATCGAGCGAATCCTCGATCGGGCCGCCGTCGGCTTCAATCCACTCCGCCACGCTTACCGCCGGATAATCGGTTTCGCTCCAGCGCTGGTCCGGATCGATGAATTTGCCGGTCATGGTGTTGACCGCGTCGGCCTGGGCGACCTCGGTCTGGCCACTGACGGCGCCGATGACCATGTCTTCGTCGATGGTCAGCTCGTAGGGCCCGTAGTAGGCGCCGGCCATCAGCCCGAACTTGCCGCCGATACGCACCACCTGTCCGCCGCCGGCGGCCTCCATGTCGGCCAGCACACGATCCTTGCGCGCGTCGGCCTTGAACCCGCCGCCGATGGTGTAGCGGCGCTCAGTCCCACCATCCGGCGTGGTGACGGTCTCGTCGCTGACGTTGGCTGCCGAGATGAACATCTCCCAGATGATCTCGTCATCGGGCACTCCGAGCCGCGTGCGCAGATACCAGAGGATCACCAGCGCCCAGTTATCGCTGTAGCCGGTGGTCTCGGTGCGAGGGTCGTAGATTTCCCGATTGCCACGCATCACGAACAGCGGTGTGGGGATGCCCGACGCCCAGTAGTCGCGGTCGTACTTGAGCGACAGGCGCACGTAGCTCAGGCCCTTGCCGATCTGGCTGTCGCGCCAGTCCGGGGAGTTGTCGAGCAGGTACTGGTTGGCCGCGCTGGGGCTACGGATCAGCGCGTAGTCGACGAGATCCTCGGCGTCGGCGGCCGGTTCCTGGTTGAGATAGAGCTCGTCGAGGGATTCGATATCGCCCTCGCTCAGCACGTAGACCAGGTGCAGCCACTCTTTGGTCTGGTCGCCCTCTTCTTCCTGCGCCCATGCCAGCAGGCCGCCGACCGCGCAGCGGCCGAACTGGTAGTGGGCCGGCTCCTTACTCGAGCGGATGACCTGTTTGAGTTCGGTCTGAGTCGATGCGCCGATGTTCGCTTCCGGCGTCAGCGACGACGAGGCGAACATCGCCCCGCCGGCGAGCACGCCGAGATAAGGATTCCCGGTGGCGAACCCGACGGCCACACCAACCGCGACCGCTGCGACTGCCTTGACCGCCTTACCCATCCGTTACTCCTCGCTCGATTCGTCTCGGGCCTCGACCCGCCAGGCGATCAGCGGCTCGGCTTTCGCCCGGGCCGCGCCTTCTTCCGTCACACACCAAATCCCGCCAGACCAGACGACGCCGATGCATCGCCCCAGCGGCGCATCGAACAGCACCACGTCACCCCGCATTGCCTGGGCGACTGGCACGCGCTCGAAGCACGCATCCCACGCCGCCTCGAGGCTGCCGTGGGTATTGGCCAGTACCCGCTTGGCACCGACCGCAGTGTGATAGCGGCCGCGATAATCCGCCGCGGGATCGACGCCGCAGATGGCTTTGCAGCAATCGGCGGCGAACAGGCAGCAGTCGTTTTCGCCCCACAAAAAAGCCGCCTCGCGGGCGGCTTGTAGGGTTTGCTGTAGCTGGCGTGGCCAGTTGGGGTATCGGTTCATATGCGCTACTTGGGATAGGTGAACGACGGTGCATCCTTACGGGCGCCCCAGTAGATTGGCCAATCGGCGAGCTGGGCCACTGCGAAGAAGAACCGGTCGCCAGGGTGACGCTGCCGGTGGTTCTCATCGGTCCAGCGCTCAGTGCCCTTGCGTTGCCAGTCGGCCATCCGGTCGGTGATCGTGACGCTGATGGCGTTGTCGTCTTCACTGCCGGCGTAGCTGAACTGGGGTGCATCCATCTTGCCGCTGAACAGAATATCGGCGGCATAGCTGCCGTCGTCATCGATCGCCACCAAGAGCAGGCGGCCGAATCGGCCACGGCAGCGCTCGACCTGAGTGCCGGCGATCAGCTCGGCATCCAGTCCGGAGAGCGTCAACGTCACGCTGGCCGGCGATCCGCTGTCCAACTTCTCTTTCGTCGACGAGATATCCCCGAACGTGCCGACACCGTCGAACGTCTCGCCCTTGATGATCAGCGGGCCGGTACCGGTATGCGCCCGCACCATGCCGCTCAGGAAATCCAGCTCGCAGGCGTAGGCTAGCTTCACGTTGGGCCGGCTCAGCAGCTCGACCACGGGGTCCGAAAACGGGAATGCCGACATCAGAACGCCTCCCGGCAGTCGAGCGTGCCGCCGGCGATCAGTGGCTCGATGGACATGCCCTGTTCATCGCTGGTCAGCCGCATGACGGCATAGGGTTTGGTGTAGTTGATCTCGGTACCGTCGGACGGCGGCAACCGCAGCCAGGGCGAGACGTTGATCGTCGCGTTGCCCTGGGTGTTGCTGATCACATCCTTCAACACCTCGAGGAGCTGGTCGTTGATCGTGATGTAATCGCCGGCGGCAAGCACCTTGGTGCTGGGCTTCCAACCCCGGCTGGGGACGGTACCAGCGGCGTTGCCGTTGCCATTGACGCGGGCGGTACCGGCGGCTGCTGCACGGGATCGGCGCCAGGGGTAGAGCTTGAACGTGCCGGCCATGCCCTGCAGCTCACCGATGAACGTGGTCAGTCGACGCTCGTCGGCTTCGAACAGGTTGCGAAACTGCAGCGAGCACTGGAAGTAAGCGCCCGGGTAGGTACGAATCTGCTGCGACTTCGTGAACGTGGAGGTGAAGCCGCGGTTATTGAACACCCGGCCCCAGTCCATCTTGTACGGCGTGAGGCCTTCGGGCCATTCGATCATGCGGATCTCCTCATACCCCTAGCTTTCGCCGGATAGGCCCATTTTCTTTGGCATCTTCAAAGACACGCCGATAACCCATCTCGGCTCCTTGCTCGGCGGCGCGACGGATGGCGGCTGGGTCGGTGGCACCACGGGCGTCGACGTTGACGATAGGGGGGGATAAAGAAGAGGATCTGGCGCTGTCCGATGCAGCGGTTACTTTTGGCCCGCTCGCCGGCGTGACGAGACCACCTGAGGCATACCCCCGAGCGTTGAGCTGGTCGAGGTAGTCACGCATGCCTGGCTGATTCACGACCTCCTGCCGCAGCACGTACTCGCCAGCGTGGACAACACCCGCAGGGTCATACTTTCCACCGTCCCCGGTGTAACCACCCTTGGAAAACCCGGCTATAGCCGTTCCAGCTATGACGCCCGCTGAAGCGTAACCGAGGCCGCGAATCACAGCGGATGCCGGTATGCCGAGGATCGGGCCGAGCTCAAGCGCCTTATTCGCGGCCACCTCGGTGCTGATGATCGCTTGCGCGACTGCAGCTGCCTTGCTGGCGAGGAACATCGTCTTGTAGGCCGCCGATGATTCTTCGCCCAACCCTTTCAGGAGATCGGCGGCGGAGCTGGTCATCTCACTGAATACGCCGATCTGAGCGTAGGCTGTGGCTTTGGAAATCTGATCAGACTGCGCGGCGTATTCCGCCTCGATTTTCTGCTTCTTGGTCAGGTAGTCCTCCACCCCACCCAGCTTTGCTTCGTTCAGCGACTCCAGCATTTCGAGTTGTTCGTCATGCCACTCTTGAAGCTGTTTGCGCTGGTCCTCGACTCGATAGAGATCACTGCTGGCCCCGCCGACTTCCGGGCTAAGGCCGGAGAATTTCGGCGCTTCCGTGAATGCCGCGTTGAACGCTCGAGTTGAGGTGCCCCCGAACTCCTGATCACTGATCGCGCCGGAATCACGCCATTTCTGCAGTTGCTCGAATCGCTTCTGGGTCTGGTCGAACTGCTTTTCCTGATCGGTATAAAGCGAGACGACCATGTCCCGATAGCCTTTCTCGGCCTCTCGCTTCTGCTCGATCATGTCGAGCTCGCCAGCCAGATCCACCAAGCGACGTTTTTGTGCATCGCTCAGTTCTTGAAGGCTGCCCTGCTGCGTTTCGTAGAGCATCGCCGCTGCACGGCTGGTATCGCCGTAGAGAGCGATTTCTCGCTCGAGACCTGCCTGCTGCTGGGCATAAGCCTGTGACACGCGCTGTGCGTTGCGGATCGCCTCATCGGCTACGCGCTTGGCCTCGGCAGCCGCTTCCTTGCGAGCATCCTGCTGTTGCCGGAGCGCATCGAGCTGAGAAGCTTGAAAGAGCGTGTATCCACGCAGTACCGAGTCATCGATACCGAGACTGTCGAGTTCTCGCGATGCCCCGCCGATCTCGGACGAGTCACGAAGCGCGGCCATCTGGTCGCGCAGTCGCTCGTTGAACGTGCGCCACTTTCCAAGAACCTTATCGCTCGGGCCTTCGTTGGCGGTATCGTTGAGGCCTGCCAGCGCGCGCGATGCACGAATAGCGGTTTCACTGACCTGCACCAGGGCGCCACTCAGGGCGTCTTGGCGCCGCGCGGCTTTCTTGGCTGCCTCATCGGCATCAGCAATGTTGCCCGCCAGGATCAGCCAGGACTCGGTCTGCTCGTCACTGAGGCCGTAACGCTCCTGAATACGCGATACGACATCCGATAACGACTCTCCGCTAGCTCTCGCCGCGTCAAACTCGCTTGCCACCCGCTGACCAAATTGGCCGCTGAACGTTTCCGCGATCGACTCACGAAGTTCGTCGTAGGCCTGTTGTGCTTTTTCGCTTTCCTCGCGCTGCCTCTGCCCCCACGCGACCAACTCGGCACGCTGCTGGTCATCGTTGAGTGCGCGGAATTTAGTGCGGAGATCATCCAGCGTCGCCGACATATCGACGTTGGCGCCGGCCGCTTCCTGCGTGTTGTCTCGGTACAGCAGCCATCCGGCGGCCACCGAGGCGACGATACCAACGAGGCCGGCGGGGCCACCGAGAATGCCAAGCAGTCCCGATCCAACGCGTCGAGCTACTGAGGTGACAGTGTTAAGCCGGCTTGTCGCAGTTGCCAAAGCAGTCGTATTCGCGGCTTCAAGCCTCAACGCTTCAGACAATACCGAGCTGTTCACAGAGAGTTGTTGGCGAATCCGTACTCGTTGCTGCTCGGTTTGGGCTAATTTCAGCTGAGACAGCAGCGACTGCTGGGCCGCCAGCGCGTTAGCTTTCTCTGCCTGCACATTTTGCAACGTACTGGCTGCGGCCTCGCGCTGCGCGGATGCCATAGCTACTTGCGCTCTGGCCCCCTTGAGGACGTCAACAGTCGCACCGCCAACGGAACGACTGACCTTGGTGAAGTAAGCAGCCAGCCCACCAGCGCCAACGGCTACCGCCGCATTGGCGATCGTATCGAGGTTGTCTGAAAGGCCGAGAATCGCGGTCGACATGACCTGAGTGGCACCGGTGGCCGCATCCTGACGACCGACGTAGGCGGTCCACTGGTTGTTCAGCACCTGAATACTGGATCCGACGGTATCGGGAAGCGTGGACGCTTCTTTGCGCAGCGTGCCCAGCTGACTGGTCATGGCCTGCAGAACGCGGCCCGTCGTCAGCTGTCCGGCTTCCGCCATCGCGCGGAGCTCACCACGGGCTACGCCGAGACCATCCGCGAGTGCTTGCGCAGCGCGTCCGCCAGACTCGTTGATGGCGTTGAACTCTTCACCCCGCAGCACACCGGAGGCTAGCGCCTGCGAGAGCTGAGTGATGACCGAGCTGGATTCCTCTGCTGTCGCACCCGAGAGGCGCAGGCCCAGCGCGATTGATTCGGTCAGGCCGAGCGCGTCTTCCACCGAGCCGCCGTAATCCCGCACCGACTGGGCTGAACGGGCGAACAGGTTGGCGTTGGCCTCAAAAGACGTGCGGGTCTGATTCGATAGCTCGAGCAAACCCGTCTGGGCCTGGGTGAACTCTCGTTGATCCTGCGTCGCCAACTTGATACGGGCGCTGGTGTTCTTCCACGCGTCGGCCTGGCGCACGATGCCGCGAGCACTCTCGATACCGGCATAGGCCGCGAAGAACGCGACCGCCTGTTGCCGCGCAGCGCCCATGGACGCACGCACCGCCTCGAGCTGCTGTTGATTACGACGCATCGCGGCATCGGCACGGCGAGCGCCACCTTCGATGCTCTTGTAATAGTCACTGCCCATGCGAGAGGCACGGCTCATCTCACGCTGGTACTGGCTCGAGTCCGCACTGATGCGGACGATCAGCTCACGAAGTGAAGATGCCATGCAGTTTCTCCGGGCATAAAAAAACCCGCCGAAGCGGGTCGTGAATTATTTTCTACCAACTATTCAAAAGCACCTAAGCGCTCGGCCTTTATGGTTTTGCTATAAGCGAGCATTATCGTTGCCATATCTCCACATATATCACCAAGCTCATCGTCTTGGGCGCAAAACTGCGGAATACCGCCCTCATAGCTTTCATTCGAGAAATCTACTGCAGGCTTCACCGTTGCATAGAATTCGAAGAAAGACTTCATGAATGGCAGACAACGACGCTCGGCCAAATTGAACAGACCGTCATCCAAAGTATCACTGCAGTTCCGGGCCATGTTCGCCAAGATCCCAATATCTTCCTTGTTACTCTTGAAAAGAGCTATTGCTTGGTCGTTGTCAAGATCATCTGCGAGTGCGAAACATGGAAATAAGGCGGCCAATAATAGTGTTTTTAACTTCATCATGAGTTCCCTGATCACGCTTTTTATGGTCAATACGCCTACCAGCGTGATCCAACTCAACCACATCACCGCAGCCTTCGCAAAGCTCCCAAACGGTTTCGCCCGGCTTGCATAAGCGAGCCAGGTCTTGGTGATCGCGCCCGTGAACCTTGATCGAGCACGTTTGGCAGTAGTCGGCCATGTTTTCCCCAGCCAGTGTTTCCTATTCAGGCTATCGGCTGGCTGGGAGTACGCCTTGAGCGAACATTAGGCAGACAAGGAACTGCCTTGCCGTAAGTAGCGCGCCAGCACGCCAATGTGTTCTCGCATGTCGCCGTAGAGTTTTGAGTCCAGCAGCTTGAGCGCTGGCCCAACACGCTGAACGAAGGCGCACTCCAGCGCGTTGGCTTTGCCTGCTAGCAATTGCCGGTTTCTGGGTGACAAGCCCCCTTCGGCGATTTCCAGGAAGTGGCGAAGCGCCAGCATCTCCTCGAGCGGCCCTTCAACATTCTCGACGCGAAGTGTATTGCCGTTCCTGGCGGCGTGGCGAAGTTCGACCATCAACAGACTCAGATCATTCTTCCAGGCTTCGTTGCCATAGAGCCCGGTAGGTGTGAAATCCAACGCCTGCTGGCGCTTGGGGAAGTTGATCACCATTGTCTCTCCCGGCGGCCGGGCTCGCTCCAGGTATTCGCCTTCGATGGCCCACTGGCCGACGAAGTTGGCAGCAGCGTCGAAGTCATTGGCTGCGATCATCTCGGCCTTGGGCACGTTGAAGCGGGTGTGTAGCAAATTCCAGAGCCGGTGTTGGGCGCTGTTGCGGGCGCTGTGCGGCAACACGCGCACCTTCTTGCCGATCAGTTCCCGCAGGATCTTGAGGCCATCGGTGCCAATGGTCTCGCCGCCGATCGTCTCGGCCTGGTAGCCGCCAGTCTTGCGAATGGTCGGAAGCACCTCGGCGGTCACCCACTTCTTGAAGCGCTTAGCCTCAGCTTTTCGGCTCCGAAGGATCGCGGAGTAAAGGCCTGACTCGTTGATCAGCGTTGCGCCCCGATTCCCGAAACCGACGATTTGTCGGTTTTGAATTTCATCCTCTTCGAGTTTTCGCGTCATCGCCTGTGAATCTGAATACAGCAACACGGCAGCGACATCCATGGCAACAAACCATGGCTGATCGTCAATCAACAGAGTGCGAACTTCGAGGGCTTCGAACTGGAACGGAATTACTGCAGCGGCCTGCGTAGCCATGGTGATTCTCCTTTGTGCTTGGAGTCCACCACCAACTGCTAAATTGGGAGGCGGACCGTACGCGGGTTAGCAGACCGGACACAAAGGAACCCGGCAGGCCGAAGCCTCCCACGCACGACCCGCCATAACTGACGGGCACAAAAAAAGCGCTGACAGCGCTTTGGTGCGCCTTCGTGTGATCGGGCTGCTAATCCCGGCCGCTGATTTTGCAGCGACAAGGAGATAGTGGCTCAGGCAGACGTAGTCGTCAATAGATCAGAACAGGGTCAGGATACCAAAACGGCTGCGCGAGGCAGCCGTCTGGGTGGGGGTGTATGAATGCTCAGTCTTCGGCGAGCTCCTCGTAGGGTTCGCTGTCGATTCGGTCACTCAGCTTCAAACGCTCCATGACGATATCGTGCATGGCATCCGTCAAGATCGTTCGACCCTCATCATCCCATGCAAAGGCAAAGCTCTTCACGGGGCGGTTTTTGTCGAAATTCAGACCACCTTTCCCAGCCTTCCCGTCGTAGATCGACACGAAATGGGTGTCCTGCGACTTCTCAAGCGAGAAAGTCATATCCAGAGACCCGCGATAACTTGGATTGTTGGGCGCTTCAAGCCAAAGACGAATGACAAACGTCAGCGCCTCATCTTCACCTGGGAAGCCAGCGCCGATAGGCACTCTCTCGAATTCGGGATCATAGGCATCACTCCACCGACCGATATCCACATACGGAGTGTGCTCGCCTTCGCTGCGATTGACCCACGCAGCTCGCTTGTCTAGGCCAAGAAACGCTTCGAACTCTGAACGGATCGAAAACGCCATCTTATCGAGATCTCCCCAGTAGGATTCTCGCTTTGATTCTCGAATCTGAAAGCGGCGCTGCAGATCCTGGTAACGTGTTTTGTTCACTTCGGCCATCGTTGCCCCCTACGCAGTTGTGTCGCCTTCATCATGCAACCTATGAATCCGAGATTCCAGAAAGGGGGCGACAATCACCCCGCCAGCCCCGCGAAAAGTGATTCAAAGGCATCGTCATCGTTGCCGGCGTCTTCCTCGCCAGCAGCACCCCACTGCAGCACCAGGTCGCTCAGCTTCACCTCGGCGCCCAGCGCCTGACAGATGGAGGCTGCAGTGTTGGCCTGCTGAATGTCGCCGCGACGATCACCGATGGGCGACTGTTTATCGAAAGCGGTCCAGAGCATGAGCTCCCGGGCCGTCATTTGCTGGCCCAGCTCCTCGAGAGTTCGTCCGAGTCGAAGTGCCAGCGTCATGAGGAAGAATAGCCCGGGGCTCTCGGTCAGTTTTTTTCCGCTTGCTCCAGGGGCGCATCGGTCAGACCGCCAATCTCCATGGAGCGGCGCAACAGCCGGTCATGTACCGGACCATAGATGGCGGCAAGCTGGGCCACGTCCTTGTCTTCGAACACGCGCTGGCCTTTGTCGTCGTAGAGGACGCGGACCAGCAACGTGGCATCGAGCGTGCGATCGGTGCCGTCGACGCTATCGGCGAGCGACTGGACGTTATCCGGCGTGACATCCTCGCCGGTCAGCTCTGCCAACTTGGCCTGCCAGGCCGTCCAGTCGCCGGCAGAGGGTTCGCGAAGAGTGACTGTGGCGCCCTTCCACTCCTCGACCGGCGCCGTGTCATGCCGATAGCCGGCCAATGGAGAAAGCGCCAGCGCTCGCAGGTCGAGTTGGGGGGATTGGGATTTCGCCATTGGTTACTCTCCCGTCCCGGTGCCCGAATCCTGAGCCGGAGCGGGGTCATACTTCGGTTTTCCCTTCACCCGCAGCGTGAAGCCGCCGGTGGCGACACCATTGGCCGACACGCCCCACGTTTCCTGGCGCACCTGCACGAGCATGGTCGCCTTGGCCCCGCTCTTGAAGGTCAACACCAGGCCTCGGATGGAGTTGTCGGCATCGGCAGCTCGCAGTGACGTTTGGCCGGTGTCACTCGGCAGCCAGTTGCCGGAAAGAGAAAGCTCGCCTGGGGCCTCCAGTCCGTTGTCCATCTCCTGCTCTTCGCTCAGCAAGACCGTGACGTCGATGTCCTGCTTTTGGCCGCCGGTGTAGCTGACCTCTTTCTGAGTCGTACCAATCTCGAGCATGGTGGCGCTGGCCACCTCTTCGATGGTCGCAACGGCCGATTCGGTGATCCCGATGCTGGTACCGGCGGTGAGTTGAAACTTCGCTTTTCCTGCCATGTCGTGCCTCCTGGGCATGAAAAACCCGCCGGCGGCGGGATAGGGGTTACAGCCAGATTTGAGTTTCTATCGTCTGCCGATAGAGCCCGGTGTCCTCTTCGTATCCGGGCGTGCGCTCGATGTCGCCCGGCTCGAGTGGCAGTAATGCTTCGACGATCTCGTCACCGGCCTGACTCGCCGATATCAGGGTGTCGGCGTAGGCATCCACCTGAACGGTGACCTGCTGCGCGCCGAAGCCCTGGAGCATCTTCTCGGTGATGTCACTGGGGAGCATGTAGACCAGATAGGGCCGCGCCGTGCCTTGCGGGGCGATCAGCGGGAACACGCGGCCGCCCTGCAGTTCCTTGAGCACGGCATAGATCTTCGACTCGATCATCGCGTCAGCACCTTGTCGATGGCCTGGTTGCACTTCACGAACACGGCGCGCGCTGCCTCTTCCTGCTTGGTCTCGAATGCGGGGCGAATGAACGGCGCCGCGGGGATCGTCGAGGTGCCGTATTCGATGAACTTCCAGTAGAAGGCGTTGCGCGGGTTGCTGGCTTTGCCTTCCTCGCGAACCCTAACGCCGGCCGTCGCTCGCGTGCGGCTGTCGACCTTGGCGGTGTCGCTGATGATGTTCTTAGCCAGCTTGCCGGTGCGCTTCTTCACCCGCCGGCGAGCCTCATCTCGGAACACACCGGCACCGGCCCGGGCGCCCTGTCGGAGCACGCGCTCGCTTTCGGCCTTCTCGAGCAGGCGCAACTCGGCCTCGAGGTCCGGCAACGTCGACCAGTCCAGGTGGGTGGTATTCATGAGCGCCTCACGGACTTGCACATCAGGGTCAACTGCCGACGCCGTGCGTCCGGCAGCGCGGAGATGATCTCGTAGGTCTCGCCGCCACCGGTCGGCGGCGGATGAATAACCTGCATGGTCTCGTCGATGCCAGCCCGGTACCGCATCAGGATCTGCATGGAGACCTCGCTCTGCTCTCCACCGGACGCGATGTACTCACGGCCGGTTAGGCCAGTGACCTCCGCCCAGACAGTGGCCACGTCTTCCCAGCCTTCGACCGGCTGGCCCACCTCGTCCTTACCCTCGCCCTGGCGCTGGCGCTGGATCGTCACGCGGTGTCGTAGGCGTCCGGCTCTCATCTCTCACCCCACAGCATGTCGGCAGTAATCGAACAGCAACATCTCGACGCCCATCGGCACTTCGGCGGTGATGGTGCCGATGACCACGCTCTCCCGGTTCTCGTACCAATGGCCGATGAGGAGCAGGAGCGCGAGTTCGATGTCCTCGGGCGTCTTCTCGTAGCCGACGGTGGCGGTGATGGTGACGCTCTCGGGTTCGGCGATGGTGGCGGGCCACCGATCACCCCAGCGCGGATAGAGCCGATGCGGGTCATCGCGGGTGTCGAGACGCAGTGCGGTTTCGTCCAGCGGATGGCTGTCACCGCTGGGCGTGATGAATTCAAGGGCGTCGATGCTTTGCACCGGGTACCACGGCAGATCGATCGCGCGATCCACCGGTGGGAAGCCATCGATAACCACCGTTTTGGATCGGGGCCGGATGGCGGTTTGCGTGTGCGCCTCGGCGTGCCGATAGGCCGCATCGATAAACCGCTGCAGCAGCGCGTCCTCAGTGGTGTCATCTTCGTCGATCCGGCGCTGCAGTTTGACGTCGGCCAGGGTCAGCATCGGGCAATCTCGAATTCAGGAATGGGGCCGGCGGCGCGAACCGCCGGCGGTCGGTCAGAGGCTCTCGGCAATGCCGCGCTTGACCAGCTCGGCCGCTGTCTTCGGGTCGAAGCCAGCGCGGTCGCCGGGCGCGTAGCGCTGCCATGGGTGCAGGAACTTCACGCGGGTCAACTGATTGCTCTTGAGGTTGTGCAACGCCGACTCGGGGCGCACCGCCTCGTTGGCCTTCTGCGCCTGGGACTGCGCGCCAGGAGACGCCGGCGGCGGTGTCGAGTCGGGCTGAGGATGCGTCTTGGCCTGCCCGGCCTTCTGCATCTCGTTGAGATCCTGCTTTTCGTCGGTGATCTTGTCTGCGGTTGAGCCGGAGACGGCCGTGCTAGTGCTCTCGCCACTCTGGGGCTGGACGTTGTCCTGCGGGCTGGCAGTAGCCGCCGGCGTGGGGGTGCTGGACTGCGTGGAGTTGGAACGGGCCATGGTGGCCTCCCTGATTGACGGGGTTGTCAGTTACCCGGGCCGACTGGCCCGGGTCTCTCGGGTGGACGCGATTACCAGGTGACACCGGTACCGAGCACCAGGCCTTCCGGATGACGGAACCCGATGTCGTGCTCGGTAACGACACGAATCAGCGACTGGTTGCGCGCGAATGCGGAGACCAGTTGGCCGTTGCCGTCCTTGTAGGTGGCCTCGCGGCTGAAATCGACGATCATGCCGCCGGGCTCGCCGATCACGACGTCGTTCCAGTCGGCGAAGTAGATCTCGGACTCGTTGTTGTTCCCGGCGCCGCTGGTGTCGAGGTTGGCCGGGATGTTGGTGGTGTGGCGGATCGGGTAGCCCTTGAGCTGGCCGTTGGCCAGTTCCGGATACACCTTGTTGCCGTTGCCATCGCGCAGGCCGAACAGCTTCATGTAGGTGCGCGGCGAGAGGCCCCAGCCCGGCTCGGCGAGCAGGCTGTTGCTGTTCATCAGCGCCAGCATGAGCGAGTCGAGGTAGGCGTCGATTTCCTGCAGCGTGGCAGTGCCGGTCCAGGCGAGCGTGCGGCTGGCCTGGCGTGCCGTCTCGGCAAAGCCTTTCGGTGTGTCGCCGGCGCCGGTGTCACGCAGGAACGCCTTGTCCTCGCGGCTCGCCATGGAGTTGAGCATGTCGTTCAGGAACAGCTGCTCGGTGGCGAAGCCAGCGCGGCCGATCATCTGGTTGGAGATCGGGACCAGGGTGATCATGGTCTTGGCGTTGAGCTTCACGTCATCCAGCGTGGCATCGGAGGCCAGCACGTCCGTGCCTTCACCCACGTAGCTGGACGAGGCACCGGAGCTCATGCGCGGGATCGACACATTGCCGTTGGGCAGCGGAATCACTCGGGCGCCCAGCGCACGAACGATGGTCTTCGGCCGCAGCAGTTCGATCACCTCGTCGTAAAGGTTCTGCGGGATCAGCGCGCCGCCGGAACCGCTACTGGTCTCGATCGCCATGGCGACGTCGTTATCACCGATTTCGTCGCGGGCGAACTTGGTGGCCATGTTGATATCGCCCTTCGACGCGGCGATCGACATGGCCATGCGTGCAGCCTTAGCGCCGGGGTACTGCTTCAGCTCGGCCTTGGTGTGGACGGCGGCGGATTTCACGCCCTGGCTGATGGGTGAAGGCACGGGCTCGGCCGAGGCGGCGTTCATGCGCTCGGTCGCCTCTAGGCGATTGATCTGGGTGGTGAGCTTGTCGAAGTCGGTGGAGAGCTGGTCAAACTCCTCCAGCTGCTCGGCCGACAGTTCGCCGGCGTCGTTTTCCGCATTCGCGAGCGCCTGCACTTTGGCATTGACGTCGGCGCGTTGGCGGCGGAGTTCTTCGATCTTAGACATGACGTTCCTCTGGGTTTCGTCGGGGCAAAGAAAAGGCGGCCTCTTGGCCGCCTGGGGTACCGCTCCGCCGCGTGGCTAGAGCGTGTTCTGGAGTTCCATGGCGCCGGCTCGCGCGGAGACGCGGGCACGGCGCGGTGCGTTCTGGCCGCTGTAGCGCGAGGCAATACTGTCGAGCGCCTCCTGGGCCGGGGCGATCTCATCGATCAGACCCACGGCCAGCGCATCCTCGCCGTTGTAGATCCGCGCCTCGGTACCGGTGACGACGGAGAGATCGAGGCCGCGATAGCTGGCCACCGATTCGGTGAACGTCGAGTAGGCGCTATCCAGCCGCCGGTCGATCTCCGCGACCGCTTGGTCGGTGATCGCCTCGTGGGGTGAGCAGTCGTTTTTGTGGGCGCCGCGGTAGTAGGTGTTGAATTTGATGCCGAAGGCTTCTTCGGCCTTGCTGACTTCGTAGGTCTCGATGATCACGCCGATCGAGCCGACCATGGCCGTCGGGCTGCAGACGATCCGCGAACACGCGGCCGCAAGGAAGTAGCAAGCCGAGAACGAGGCAAAGTTGACCAGCGCCGTGATGGGCTTGATAGCGGTACTCGCCTGGATGAAGTCCGCCAGCTCCTTGCAGCCCATGGCCGAGCCGCCGCCGGACTGCATGTCGAGGACGATCTCCTCGACCAGCTCGTGACGTAGCGCCGCGTTGATCTGCGTGCGCAGCTTTTCGTAGCTCAGCACTTCCTGGCACAGCGCGTCGATCTGCCCGGCGCGCGCCGTCAGAATGCCGTGAACCGGAATGATCGCCAGCCGGCCAACGACGCGTAGACCCTGCATCTCGCGCGACTCCGGATCACCGCTAGCCTCGAGTCGCTCGGGAAGATCATTGAGGCGGCCGAGCAGGCGCGGCTCGAGTACCGAGCGAACGGATTGCACCAGATCCGGGGTGGCATAGAGCGGCGTGTTGAACGCCAGCGATGCCAGGTGCGGGTAGTTAATCAGGTGCGACATAGGATTCCCTCGATGTCTCGCATTTGGTCGGGCGTGGCGTTCAGCGAACGTTGCGTCTGCTGCGAGTCGTTCATGTTGAGCGGCGTGAGGTAGCGGTTGCCCCCGTCGATGGGCGGCATGTTTTCGAGCCGGCGAATGTCGTTGACCGAGAGCCAGCCCCACTGGCGCCCGATCGCGTAGGCCTCGTAGCGGGACTTTTGGTCGCCACGCAGCAGGCCCGACACGTTGAACTCGATGTAGAGGTCGCGCCGTTCCGATGGCAGCAGCAGGTCGCGGCGCATCGCCGCTTCCCAGCGTTTGAGCCAGGGCAGCAGCGTGTAGATCACGTAGCCGAGCGACATCGATTCGATGCCCGATCCCCACGACGTCGATTTGTCGTTGAGCTGCACCATGTGGAGCGGGATCTTGTAGAGCCGGCAGATCTCCTCGACCGAGAATCGCCGACTCTCCAGGAGCTGGGCTTTCTCGTTGTCCATCGAGAGCTGCTTGTAGCTCATGCCCTCTTGCAGCAGCGCAACGGAGAAGGCATTGCGGAGACCGCCGTGGCGCTCGGCAAACTTGTCGAGCAGCCGATCAACGGCGGCCTGATCCTTGATAGCCGGCGTATCGCTAGGCCGTTCGATCACGCCCGACATCGTGGCCCCACGCTCGAATACCGCAGCGGCGTGCTCCTCAGTGGACATCGCCAGGCCGATGGAGTCGGCGTTGCTGGCGATCGGCGAGACGCCCACAAACCCATCGAGCGAAAACGACTTCACGTGATGCATCTGGCGCATCGAGACGACTTCGTTGATCTCGGTCAGGTGGTAATACGGCAACCCGTCCTGACCTTTCAGCACCTGCACTTTCTTCGGGTTGATTGGAATCAGTTCGATCGGGTAGCCACCGCCGTCGCGCTCGATCAGCGAGTAGTGATTGCCCTCAAGCCCCAGTGCGCCCTGGCCCTGCTCGAAGTACTCGAACGATGAGTCCTTCTGGTTGGGCTGGGAGTGCAGCAGGTCGTAGACCGGGTGGCCGCTGGCCCGCTCACGCCCGCCATCATCCGTGCGACGGTAGAGCTCGCAGGGAAGTTGCGCGACCGATTCGGCCAGCAGCGTGACGCAGGCGCGAAGTGCGCCAACGCGTAACGCGGTGTCACTGGTCACCCCGGCACCGGCTGAAGTGCGGGTATTTCTCATGCCTCCTGCCCAGTTCGTCCAATTGCCGGGTTCTTTCTGGGGCCGCTTGGGCGTGCTCTGAAACATGCCGGGTAGAAACATCAGCCACCCTCCCCGACCGGCTCAGACTGCCGTCGGGCGCTGGTCCGCGCGGCCAGCCACGACCAGGCAAGACAGAGCACGCCGGCAACGATGTACCCGGCCGGCGCCGCGATCAGCCAAGCGCCGAACGACACCAGCCCGGCACCGATGAGGCCGATCAGAAAAATCAGAATGGATGTCAGCATGTCACGTCCGAGGTGTCGTAGATGGATTCGTCGGGCTCGTCGTTTTCGGTGAGCACCGCGCGTCCCAGCGCCATCAGGATGGCGATCGGGCCGTCGATCTTGTTCTCCGGCTTTTCCTTGCGCGGGTAGATGTTGTCCTTGGCGTCCGCCTTGGCGACCACGTTGGAGGCCATCCACGTGAGCACAGGATCGCAGCTATGGCGCCAGCGCCCGCCGGTGATCGCCGCTTCCATTTCGCGCATCGCCGGGCTCATGTTCTGTACGGTGTTGCGGTACTCCACGATGTCGGCTCCGTCGCTCATGAGCTGGTGCGCGAGCTGCGTTGCCCGCCACGGGTCGTAGGCGATCTCGTTGATCTGGAAGCGCCCGGCAAGATCCTTGATGTCTTCGCGGATGACATCGAAGTCCAGCTCCTCGCCATCGGTGATGATGAGGTCGCCGGAGTTCACCCAGCTTTCATAGGCGGCGCGGTTGTTGCTGGCGCGCTCGATGGCACCCTCGGGCAGATAGCTGCGCACGAACACCGTCCAGCGCGTCTTCATGCGGCCGTTCTTGTCCTCGACCTCGTCGCGGAACAGCAGCGCGATCGCGGCGATATCCGTCTTGCTCGCCAGGTCCACGCCCAGCCAGCACTCGCACCCCTCGAAGTCGTCGAGCGTCAGGCTGTCGTCGCCGGCGGCATGCCAATCGGCCATGTTGAGCCAGGCACTCCGTGCGCTGACCCAGATGTCCAGATGCTTCGTCAGGAATGAGTTCTGGCGGCTTGGATAGCGGACGGCATCACGCTGCGCCTTGAGTAGGAATTCCTCGGATACGGAGATGCCGAAGTTGGGATTGGCCTTGCGCAGCACCGTCGGATCCTGCCAGTCATCGCCTTGGTCGACCGTGTAGATGATCCCGAAGAGCTCGTCGTTGGGCAGCGCACCGTCGAGCATCTGCTGCACCTGGCGGCGCTTGTCGTAGCACGGCCCGGCGGTGTTGAACCCCGCGGTGGTGATGATGAACATCAGCGGCTGATCGCGGGCACCCATGCCGGTCGACATGGTGTCGTAGAGGTTCGGCGTCTGGTGCTCGTGGAATTCGTCGACCAGGGCGCAGCTCGGCGACGAGCCGTCACCGGGATCACCGATCAGCGGCTCGAGCCGGCTACCGTCTTCCGGGAGCGAGATATTCTTGGCCATGATCTCGATGCCCGCGGCGCTGATCAGTGCCGGGGACTTCTGCAGCATCAAGCGCGCCGGGCGGAAGACCTCCCAAGCCTGCTTCTCGGTGGTGGCGCCACAGTAGACCTCGGCGCCATATTCACCGTCCGCGCAGAGCATGTAGTTCGCGACACCGGCGGCGATTACCGACTTGCCGTTCTTCCTGCCGACCTCGACATAGGCCTCAGTGAAGCGGCGAAGCCCAGACTTCTTCCGAAGCCAGCCGTAGATCACGCAGAACAGGAACTTCTGCCACGGCTCCAGCTCGACCAGCTTTCGCTCCCGTGCCCAGCGCCCTTTCGTGTGAGGCAGTAGTTGGATGAAAACGCACACCGACTCGGCGGCGTCTTTATCAAACTTGTATCGGAATGCTCGGCCCTTGGAGGCGTTCAGGTCATCGAGATGACGTTGGCACGCCTGACGTACCTCCTTGCACGCCGGGATGCGGCCAGCCACAACGTCCCGAGCGTACTTGTTCGCGGCATTGACGTTGGGATAGCTGGCCATGTGTCGTCATCGCTTCTTGCCCACCAAGGCGGCGAATGGATTGGCGGCGTCCTTGGCACCCGGCACTGCCAGCCGCGCACGGCTTGCAGGGTCCAGACCAAGGGCGCTACCGAATGTGTTCATCTGTTTGAGCGCTTCGTTGGCGACGGTGCATGCGGGGTTTTTCACCACGCCGCCCATCGGGCTATCGACGACGAGACCATGCTGGCCGATGTTCTCCTCAGCCTGGCGCCAGCGGTTGTACGCCGCGCAGTAGGCCTCGAGGTTGGCGAGATCCGAGTCGGTCAGAATTTTGGAGCTCACCAACCAAGGGCCGACGCGCTCCCACATCTCGACGCCAATCTCGGAGAGCCACTCGGGTGGCGGCGGTACCTGGGTTAGCGAGTCGGCGACGGGCTCGTCATGGTTGATCGCCCGCTTGCCAGCGTTGCCTTGAACCGCCTTTAGGTGGCTCGGCTTGGGCTTGCGACCTCTTGTCATTTGGCAACTCCTCTCGCCGAAACTGATTTTTCAATTTCGCGGGTATAAAAATTGAATGGAGGCGGCGGTGTCCGGGAGCGAAAGGCTCTGAAGTTTCGACATCCCCCTCCCCGGGGCACCGTTTTGGTGCATCGCCGAGAATCGATCTCATCCGCGCCCGGCCTGCGCCTCGCGGGCCGTCTTGGCCTTGTGGCAAGGCGAACAGATCGCCTCGAGGTTGCTGTCGTCGTCTGTGCCGCCGGATTCGACGTTCACGATGTGGTCGACCTCGGTCGCCGGCATCACTCGATTCGCTCGCAAGCACGGCTGGCATAGGCCACGGTCACGCTGGAGAATGCGATCACGCTTGCGACGCCATGGTCGGCCGCCACGGCCGCTCTTGCCGCTCCGACGTTGCGTCCAACCGGTTGATTTGTCGGCATGCTCATCGCAGTAGCCGTGCCGCGAGATTGTCTTGTTGCCACAGGCAGGTGATCGACATGGACGAGGGGGCGACGAAGGCATAGTTCCAGCTCGCTGTAATATTGTGTAATCATTCCTGAGAATCATTCACTTATCTTATCGGAGTATATCGATGGCCAGTTACTTGATAAGTTTCACTATCTCGGCAGGTTCTAGAAACTACAACGATGTATATCAGTCACTGGAAGAAGCGGTGAATAAGGTCGCTTCGGATACTGCCTGGGATGAAACAACGTCATTTTTTGCGCTGGACTCAGACCGGTCAACGTCAGACGTAGCAGACAGCATTTACTTTGGCTCCGAACTCTTGGAGGGTCACGACGTTCTACTAGTCATTAACACTTCTAAAGGAGAGTATCGCCAGAGGGGAGCCAAATATCCAAACACACTTAAAGCCAGGCTAGGCCTTACAGAAGTTTAATAACAGGATTCAGATTAAAGCTATGCTCCGCCAGTTAGTGGCGCTTCTTAGCTCATCTCACTGTCGGGCATCGATCTCACTAGCGAGCCGACCAGGTGGCGATGCCACGCGCCCGCTCTTGACCTTGCGCCGCTGCACTCGGTGGTAGTGGGGCGGCAGCCAGGGGCGCGGCATGGCCGCTTAGCTCTGCCGGGCATGGGCTTTACCTTTCCGCGACGAGGACTCATCGTTGTCGTTCGACAACCGAGGGGACATGCAATGCAACGATTCGACAACCTTTCTTCAGCTCGACCTTTGCCGGTGTACCGCAGCGACAACGGCAATCTCTACCGATACGCCATCGCCGCTATCAATCACGGCGGCGAGATCGTTATCGACTTCGACATTAAGCATCTTTACGACGCAGAAGCCGTGGCCGCACTCATCACAAGTCAGGGATACGCCGACGGCTCCGAGCTGGAGAGGGTCTCGCGGAAGTAGTCAGGGCTGCGATGAAGAGCACAACTCCCCGAGCATCCCGCGCATCTCGAACGCCCAGTCGGTCAGCCGCCGCTCGCGGTCCTGCAGCATCCAGTAGTCATCGTCCGCCAGGCACTGCAGGTGGTTCGAATTGATCTCCGGCAGCGCCGGCATTGACGGCACCGTGCATTCAGGTCTGATCGGTATTGGGGCTGTCGTCGTGCAGCCGGGGATCGCCGAACAGCTCAGGGCGAACACCAGCGCGGCGCTGTGCCATCTGTTCACGCTCGACCTCCCGTGCCTGCACTTGATCCGCGCGCTGGCGCTCATCGATTCGTCGTTCGACGTCACGTGCCTGCTCGACGCCCTCCGCTCTAGCCTTGGTCCATTCGAGCTGGTCGCGGGCTGCGTCACGCTGCCCACGGATTCGAAGCCCCCAAGCGGTGAGTAGACCGACGACCAGGGCCACACCGGCGGCTAGCCAACCGTAGAGCCGACTCATTGCAGGCGGCTCCGGATGAATTCGTCGATGGCCTTCTGAGGGACCAAACGTGCTATGGCGCCAGCGATACCCACCACGGACGCCAGCGCCGTGTAAGCCCAGTCGGGTAGCAGCCCTTCCCAATGCGGCAGCACGTCATGCAGCGCAAAGATCAGCGTAGATAGGATCGCCAGCCGCACCGACCACAGCTTGTGGGCCTTAGGGGCTTCTGGCACGAGCTTCATGGGTTATCTCCACATTTAGATGTTTATTTAAATATCTACACTGAAACTTTTTGATAGCTAATTTATCGAATTGAAATAGTGTTACATCATGTGAGGCGTATAACCTGACCCAGCGGATTTTCCGCACTTACTTAAAAAGGATTAGACCAATGGGTAAAGTTGCAGCTTTTCATGCTAAAGACAGTAGTGTTCACCACGACAACAGCTCATGCACTGAAGGTAATAACATCGAGAGCCGTAATCGTCAGTCAGGCACAGGAGGCAAGCCGAAGTGCAGCCACTGCCAGCGCCTAGGCTGAGCAATTCGCGGGCTGTCCTAAACACAGCCCGCGTTCTCATCTTGATAGAAGCGGTCGATAGCAATGCCTGTTGGCACCTGGTTCTTCCACCACCACTCCCCTCTTTCGACATGACTGTCAATTGGCTCAGTCACGAGCACTCGCAACTCAACCGAAAGTCTGTAGTGATCAGAATCATTCAGGTAAAGATCACCTTCATATTCTGGGTGAAGAGCCGCGCATAGAATGCGACCGTCTTTCCGAATGCGCAGGGCCATCGTCTATTCCGTTCTCAACAGCAGCTCGCCGGTGAACCCGCCATCGGTGGCCATATCGGTAGTGGCCTGGCATGCAGCCAGCCGCGTGTCGGCCACGCCCAATTGGTAGCGAAGGTCGGCCAGCTTCTCCCGGGCGATGTTGCGCTCGGCCTCGTACCGCCCAGCCTTTCCTTGCTCTTCGACCAGCGCATACCAGAGGCCATAGCTAACGGCTTGCTGGCTGGCCTGTGCGGCGTCCAAGCGCTTGCCGGCATCGCTCGCCTGCATCTGCGACATCACCGCCCATGCAACCGCCACCGCAGCAACGAGCAGATGCGAGCGGCTATCCCGGCTCAGCTTCCCGATCCAACGAGTCATTTGCGCCTCAATGCCGACGTGACGTCAGCGATGTTGTCCAGCAGACGATCGACACGCTTCTCGAAGCCATGCACGCCGATATAGCCGAGGAACGCGGCAAAGAAGCGGCCGGTGTCGGCCTCATATCCCCAATGCTGAATGAATGGGAGCGAGGTCCAGGCAAAGAAGCCGACCATCAGTGTCTCGATCCAGCGCTTCGGCTTACGCAGCCCGCCAGATGTCAGCACTCGCAGGGAGGACATGAAGACAGCGCAGAGGGCCGCAGACTGGGAAGGCTCCTGGGCGAACGTGGAAACGGTCAGCCAGAGCTCAGTGATTTGGTCCGGCATCTCGATCCCCGGTTAGGTCGCTCGGCTACCCTCGTTTGTGCGAAGCCCGGTGAATCAGTATCCAGGCGGGGATCATCGACAGGTTGAGCAGTAACCGGCCGATGGCCGTTCGGTCGCTCAGCGCGATGTCCACCGCCATATCGGCACCACGAAACGCCAACAGCCCGCCGGCGGTCGCGATCACCAAGTGGATGGCGAAACGTGTCCAGCCGTCGTCGACGCGGTTGAGCGCAATCAGGCACTGGATGATGAGACCGGCAGCGATCAGGAAATTGGCCGCTGCCATCAGGGAACCGATCATGCCGCCTCCTCTGCTTGCCAGACGTCGCGTGAATTCGCCGCCAGCTGCCCCTCGATCAGCATCGCCTGCACCCGTTGAGAGGCCTCGTCCTTCGTGATGCGGCCATCGGTGTTGGCGTCGAGCCCGGCATTCTGCCGATACGCCGTCGTGCCGTCGGTGAACATCACCGCGCCGCCGGGGCCCGAGACATAGGCTGGCATCAGGATGGCCAAGTACATATCGGGCAGTGTCGAGATTCGCGCGTGATAGGGGCGGAAATACGCTTCCACATAATCGAGCTGCTCAACGGGCGTCATCGCCGCCAACGCCTCGGTGGTCGTGCCCAGTCCGCGGGCCGTTAGGGGCATGAACTGGATCAGTCCGGTGGCGCCGGATCCCGCCAGGTTCTTCTGAGCTGGATCGAACGTCCGGCCGGTCTCGAACGCCATGCAGGCCATCAGCCAGTTGACGTGATCCAGCGACCAGCCGAAGCCGGCCGCCAGCGCGAACAGCGCATCGACGAAGGCGTCGGACACATGGGCGCCCCAAGCGAGGCGCACGCGCAGCGGATAGCGTCCGCTGCCGATCATCTCGACATCGCGCATGAATCGCATGGGGAACTCCAGGCAAAGAAAAGCCGCCAGCGAGGGCGGCAAGATCGAACAAGGTGGACGCTCGAATAAGTTGCCACCCATGCCCGGGGAAACGTGGGGGAACACGCGGGAGCGAGGCAAGGGCGGCGAACAGGGTCAGAAACGACAGCGCCCCGAACGGTCGTAACCGATCAGGGCGCAGGAAATACAAGCTTAGCTGAATAGTACTTACAAGCGGTCATGGATACAACATGTAGTGTCCATGTTATTTTACCTATTCATTGACCCCTTAAAATTCAGAGTCGCCGGACAGCGGAGAAGACATGGTACTTGGAGCAATAACAATCATGATTGCCGTCGTGGCCGGGATTATCATGTCTAACAAGTACAGTGATAAGCCTCGTAGCCGTAGTGCTAACAACGCACTGGCAACAGTTCTTTTCGTGATAGGCGTTATCGTGGTTATCGTACTGGTGTTGGGGCATGCAATATTACGACCCATTGGCCAAGTTTAGCGGTCATGCCGCCAGCCTAGCCTGTTCACCCACGACCAATAACAACGACTTCCGAGCATTCTTTGCAGAGTTGCGCAGCGCCTCAGCCGTCTGAAACACCGTTTGCCCTGCCCCCATCGGATAACCCAGCCGCGTCATGATGATCCGCTGGGCCCCGCACACCTCCGCCTGGGTCAGCCCGCGGCTGCCCTGCTTGATCGCCTCGAGCAGTGCCCGATCGCCGCCAGCATTCAGCGCGCAGCGTTGCTCGGGGATTGCATAGCCGGTCAGCAGCAGCGCCATCCGCTGACGCTCGTTGACGTGCCCCAATAACGCTTTAGCCATGTTCCGCCAGCGGCAGGCGTAGCGGAAACGCTCTGCCGCCTCCATCACGTGGTCTACCCTGCCAGTCACTCCACCACCACCCACACCCGGCGCGATCGTGCTCACGTTGTGGTGGCCGAGGTTGAGATGCCTGTAATCGATCCGCCATTCGATCTCCACCTCGATCAGCTCATCGAGGCACCGGCGCAAAGCCCGGGCCCGCAATTCGCTCTCTGCCGGCTCGCGACGAATCACCGCCAGCAGTTGATTGATCCCCATCAGCTCAAGTTGCCGCATCATCCCCTCCAGTTGCTCCCCAGCGTCATCTCGTTGCGTGCGGGCGTTACCGTAAAATCCCACGACGCGTATTCCCTCAGTACCGCTTTCGCTTCCTCCAATCCCCGGCCCAGCACCGCGCAGTATCCCCGGTGGTCGGCTTTCTCCAGCCATTCCCGTTGGCTGGCGGCCGTGGCCGCATGCTTGGGCGGCGTCGCCTTGAACTCCAGATACAGGCCCAGCCAGCCCCCGCGCCCCTCCATCACCACCAGGTCGGAGACGCCAGACTTCACGCCCTGGCGCTTGAGATCTGCCGCAGTCTTCTTGTTGCGCTGCCCACCATTGGGCACGTGATAGATGACCTCATAGAACGCGCCGACCGCCTCACCACGCTGCTCCTCGCCGTAGAGCCAACGGATCAGCGCCATCTGCTCGACGCCCTCGTGATCGATGCGCGGGGCCCGGGGCGTGCGGCTTCGAAGTGCTACCGGTTGCATCACTGCCCCCTCGCTTGTCGTCGTTCCCAAGCCGAGTAGTCCGCCACGATCCGGCGGAGGATGGACTCGGCATGAATGTCTCGATCGATGTCGGCTCGGCTTTCCACGCCACAGGCCTGGCGGATGAAATCGGCCGCGTCTTCTGCGTTGTGCGTGCCGTCCGGCAATTGCTCGAGCGTGAGGCCGTGGCGATGCCGCTTGCGGGCGTCGAGATAGAGCTGGAAGCGGGGATTGGCGCCCAGCATGGCCGCCCGCTGCGCTTGGCTGCTGCCGTGTCGTTTCATCGGCCTGTCTCCCGGCGGCTGACACATAGGCTGCAGACGCTCGAGCCCGGCGCGAAACCGAGGGCATCGCGTGATTGGCCGCACAGCCCGCAATGGCGGCGAGCAGGCCGGCGACGGCGCGGGCGATTGGGTAGTGTCGATCGCGTCATGCGAAGTACCTCCGGCCTCGGTAGTGCCGGCGGTTGCGGCTCAACTGGCAATCGACGCAGGAATGCAAAACCTCGCCCTGGCGCTTCATCTTCCCGGCGGTCTTGAACTCCCGGCACGTCGGGCACTGGATCTTGTGGCGAAGTGGGTTCATGCCGGCACCTCGCTTGGATGTTTTACGACCTTTGGCGTCCAGCCGGTCAGCTCGGTGACGTTCTCCCAGCTGGTTTCCAATTCCGGATCGTCGATACGAAGAAGACAGCCCGACGTTCTGGCATAAACGGTGCTGCCATCAGCATCAATAAGATGAACAGCCCGCTTCCAAATAGTCCTACGTGATCGGTGATGTTCCTTGACGCCCAAGATCACCATCACGCCAGCAATAGAGTTTGGTGATCTCGAATTAGGGCCAGGCACCACGCGGTCACCCACCCGCAGCGGCTTGCCGTTGCAATCCCGACCCAGCACACCCGTCAGACGATCTCCAATTCGCTTCAGAAGGCTCACGCCGCTTCCTCCCCGAGCACCTGCCCGACGCTCTCCGGCCATTTCAGCTGCTGCACCGCCACGCCGTCGCCATGCTTCTTGCCGGTATCCATCATCCGGCCACCAGCAGCGCGCCCGCGCTCGGTCATCACCCAGTAGCCCTTGCCCTTGGCGTCACGCCCCTGGCGCTGGTAGCCCAGGTCACGCAGCGCACGATTGACCGCCACCGCACTCATATCGAACGGCAGGCCCAGCTCGGTGGGCGTCAGGTAGCGCTCGTTGATCGGGCTGAGGAGATGCGTTGCCCCCAGCTCGCCCAGCAGGTTGACGCCGGTTCGCTTCTGGACGGCCTGATTGACCGACAGCAGCCGCATGTTGTCGTCGAGGCCGAGCGCTCGGGCAGCTCCGTCGAGTACGCTGGCAATAGCGGATGCTCGGGACAGCACCGTCGTGTCATCCACCGCCACCGGCGCCGGCTTGGCGTGAATCTGGTCGCGCATCTCGTAGAACGTGCGCACCAACCGTTTCTTGAACGCCCGGACGATGTCGCTATTGCGCATGAACGTCAGCAGCAGCGTCGATTGGGGTTCGTTGAGGCTGGCCACCTCTCGGCGCTGGGTGCCACCGCTGGTCGTGAAGGGTTGGATTTCAAATCGGACCCTTCCGAAGTCCTCGAGATCGGCCTGGTGTTCGCGCACCAGGCGGATCACCGAGGCGTGGTCACGATCGACACCCTCAGCAATCGCGGCGGTGGTGGTCAGCAGCTCGCCGGCATCACCGGCAATCACGATATCCGTCATCCTCACGCCCTCCCCGTGGCGGCTTTCAACATCGCCAGCCCCTGACTGGCATTCATGCGATGCGGCAGGCCGGCGGCCTCCGCTTGCTGCTGCGCGGCTTCACAGCTGGCACGCTCCGCCAGCTCGGCCCGGTTCCGGGTCGCGTCTGATTCGATCAGCCCTTGGGCCTGCAGCGGCTGGCCAGACATCACCCGATTGACCAACGCGCCGTATTCCCGCTCGAACCGCTTTTCCAGCCGAGCGCGGACTGACTGCGCCGTCGTGCCGTGGATCTCCCGCCAGCCCACCGTCTGCCCTGCCATCTGCACGGCTTCATGGCTCCAGCGCCACTCGTCTGGGGCGTGACAGTGGGCGCAGGCCTCACGCCATGCCGCGTCGACCGTAGGCAGCCCGATGTCTTCCGGCCGGGGCTCGCACATGGCGGCGAATGCTGCAGGCTGCGGTGGCCAAGCCGTGTCACCGGAACGTGCGGCGTCTCGGATCTCGCCGCGCAAACGATGGAAACCGCGCTCGAGGTTGCCGATCGCCAGGTGTGCCAGCTCGGCGCCCCATACCCCGTGCTCGTCGAACTCGCCCCACTGCTTTTCGAACTTGGCGCCGTACAGGTTGCGCATGCCATCGAACAGCGCGTCGACAACCTCGGGGCTAGCGGTGCCGTTGCCCATCGAATGAACCTTCTCGTTCTCGGCGTTCCGCTTCGGCGGCTGCCCGTGCTTCGGCAGCTGTGCGACGGCGTTGGGGAGTACGTGGGCGGCCGTTTGCATTTGCGGCACCTCCGGTCGGTTTCGGGTGGGATTGACTCAGGTCGCGGCGGAGCCAGTCGACGAGCTTCTGGGTCCAGGACATCGAGCCATGGCGACGATTCGGAAAATCGGCATGGTGAGCAGTGAAGTTGGCGAGCTGGGCAGCCGGCGGCTGGGTGTCGGATCGCAGCCCGGCACGCAGACAAGCCGCGGCGAACTGCTCGGGATCAGGTTGCCAGTCGAGCGTCATCGGGAACTGGCGAGCACCACCGGTCAGCGGTTGGCCGTCGTCTGCCAGTTGCGAATAATCGAATAGCTCGTCCGGCCCAGCGGCGTGTGTGTTGGGGTTGGTGGTAGATTCAATGGAAGATTCAAGGGGTGACAGCCGTGACACCCCGGGGGTGACACCGCTGACACCCCGGGGTGTCAGATTGTCACCCTCCCCCGAATTGGTGGAGATAGTGGGGGTGTCAGATTGACACCCTACCCCGACCGCCAGCCGGTACCGGTTTGATTGCTGCCGACCGGTCTTGTCCTGGCGGCTCTCGACCACCACCAAACCGCGCTCCTCGAGCAGATCGATGGCACGCTGGACGCTCCGCTTGGAACAGCCCATCTCCTCCGCCATCGTGCTCAGACCCGGCCAGCAGACGTGCTGCTCGTTGGCGTAATCCGCCAGCAGCATCAGCGCCAGACGAGACGGCGTCTTGACGTCAGTGGGCAGCGTCTTGAGCGACTGACGCGCCCAGCTCATGGCGAGAAGGCTCATGCCCTCACCTGCCCCATGGATTCCGCGTCATGTCGTTGCAGGTGCTCCGTACCAAGCGCGATGGCGTAGTAGCGACCTCGCTCACTGCGATGCCAGGCTTTGGCCTTCTCGACCCGGGCGGCGGCATCCTGATCGAATGGCTCGGTCAGCTCGAGTAGCGCCAGCATCGCGGCGTGATGGCGAGCGCCTGCGGTGGTGATCTTCATGCGACGGGCGTGGATGTCATTGCCCTCCTCGCCCGATAACCGCGCCTGGATCGATGCTTGCTTGTGGGTCTCGTCGAGCAGTTCGTCCCGCGTCCAGCTCGAGTAATCCGGAATGTGTACTGTCATGGTGTGCTCCCCCGAGACATGGTTGTGGTCGGCTGCCGGCCGATCCGCGAGCGATAGAGGGCCATGCCGCCAGCGGTTACAGTGGGAGTTCTCACACAACCGACTGAGGGACTGACGAAATGGCCACAACTGATGAATTGCTGAAATCTGTGCTTGTGATGCAGGTCGAAATTCTTGGAAGGCTCGAAGCCATCGAGCGAGAGATCGGCGTTGATCAAGCCAAAGCGAACGACAACCGTGGAGAGGCCATCGCCGCTATCGACTACCTGGCCGATTCCGGTTTTGGGCCCGAGACGTGGAAGAGCCTCCAGCTTTCGCTGCGCAAGATCGCTGCCTTCGAGGACCATTAACGTTCCTCCAGAATTTCGGTCAGGTCGTGAGTGCGCGTCGCCTTGATGTGCTTCTCCACGCGTCGCGCCCATGCCTGGCCGAGCATCTCTTCAGTGAGGAAGCGGTGGTGGTTCATCCGCATGTTCATCTCGATCCACCGGCGACTATCCGCCAGCGCCAGCACAAGGTGGGCCTTGGCGCCAGTGAACGTGGCACCCCGCTCCATGCCTGCGAACACTTTGTCGAGTTCCTCCCCACGACCGGCGCGGCTAGCGCGGATAACGAATCGGATGCGTTTGATCAGGCTCATGTCGCGCTCCCTGAGTTGTGGCCGCCGCCCGCTGGTGGTCGACTTGTGTGCAATAGAGGGCCATGCCGTCAGTGGCTACAGTCAGAGTTTCAACACTCCGCACCGAAGGGCTGACGACATGGCCACAACTGACGAAAAGCTGGATGCGATCTTGCTTATGCAGGCCGAGATTCTCGGGCGCCTTGAGGCAATGGGTGTTTACCGAGCAGTGGTGACGGACAAGGATCCGCGAGTGGCCGCTTTGCAGGCGGTTGGCGGTACCGCAATGGATCGACCGTCGGCCCGCGTCCGCGCCGAGATCGACGGCATCGTTGAGAAGGCGGCTCATTGGGGTCGACCTTCTAGCTGAGTGGGCTTGATCGAATTCATGTCGTGCTCCCCTACACCTGTATGAAAAACCACCCCTGTCATGCGGAAGTGGCGGTCTCATCGTCTGCGGTACGCTTCTGGGTAGATCGAGGAGCGAAGACGCTCGGCAACAACTCGGCAGCGGTTACCTGCCCACAGGTGGCCTCCTCGATCAGGACGGCATAACGGGGCGGCAACGGCCGCTTACCGGTGCTGACCTGGGAAAGGAACTGGGGGGACATGCCGACCGCTTTGCATAACGCAGAACGAGAGTCGCCAAAATAAGCAATGGCCTTGCTGATCATCTCGATTACCTAAAGCATGGCTTTATATCTGTAAAGCATAGCTTGCTTTACCTAGCATGCCTACCCCCTCGAAAATTAAAGCAACGCTTAACGAGGGAAACCGAGTGCAGAACGTAGAGGCCTTCAAGGCGAGAATCAGGGAAGCGCTCAAGGCGGCGAAGGCGAAGGGTGTCACTCAGGCATCTATCGCTGAGAAAGCCGGGGTTTCCGCGCAAGCGGTCGGTCAATGGCCGCGCTCTGGGAAGATATCCAACCAGAATCTAGCGATGCTGGCCCAGCTGAGCGGGAAAACCATCGATTGGTTTTATGAGGAGCAGGAGGATTCAGTGCCTGCAGATCTTATATCCGAGACGTCACCAGCTGATTACGGAAAATCCGCCAGCGATAACGAGCTGACCTTCACCGAGAACATGGATCCGTGGGATCGCTCCCAACCCCTCGCCGATGACGAGGTAGAGCTTCCGCTGTATCGCGAGGTCGCGTTGTCTGGCGGTGGTGGGCGAACCCAGGTAGTCGAGAACAACGGGGCGGCCTTGCGCTTCAAGCGCAGCACGCTTAGGAGTGCGGGTGTGTCGAAAGAGGCAGCAGCGTGTGCCTATGTCGAAGGGGAAAGCATGGAGCCTATCTTGCCGGATGGCGCTTCAGTTGGGGTAGACACAGCCGATAAGCAGATCAAGAACGGCAAGATGTACGCGATCGATCATGACGGGTTGCTGAGGGTGAAGTTCCTCTACCGTTTGCCAGGTGGTGGGCTGCGCATTCGCAGCGCCAACCCCGACAAGTTTGAGCATCCTGACGAAGACCTCGACGAAAACTGGCCAGAGAAGGTGAGCATCATCGGCAAGGTGTTCTGGTACAGCGTGCTTTTGCACTAGCCCAACGCAGTTACTGCATTTAGAATCACCTACTGTTACTGAGCGATACAAAACCCAGCCCCAGAGGGAACTATGACTGACGATTTGCACTCTCTTGGTAGTAAGGGGGACATGGATTCAGACAACTCTAAATTGACAGTATCTGATATCGAGTCGTTCCTAGATGAGCTATGGGTCCCGAGAGCTTGTGACCTCTGTCATGGGAAATTGGAGGTGATGAAAGCTTTCATGCCTCCAAGCGATGGCCAAGGCGTTACCGTAGATGAGAGTCGGCCCGCCCTAGCCCAGCTTATGGTTCATGAGTTTCAGCTTAACGAGAATGAAAATGCTGAATTTCGCTCATTTGCCTATACTTTAGGCTGTAATCGGTGTGGGAATGCTCGTAGGATGATGGTGGGCCCAATACATGCCTGGCTCAAAAAGAATCAGCCGGAGCGATATTCGCATGGCTGAGAGCGGCGGGGCCCGAACAACAAAAGTTGATCACACGACAAGCGTCGAGACCTCGATCAACGGCTCACAGTTTCTGATGAAGCATACTCCTGTGCATTCCGATGGTGACGGATGCACCTATACTATCAGTCAAGCAATACCCTTCCCGCTTGATAACAGTCCTGAATGGAACCGAGACTCTAGCTGGCAGTCTGAAGGAAGAGATTCAGGAGCAAACAAGGTTAACGGTGGTAAAGGAGGGTCTTCGATGGATGACTTGCACGCGCGCGTGACTCAGCTAGAGCGCGACGTTGGCGATATTCGCGTCAAAGCTACAAGCATCGAGGGCAAGATCGATCGTATTTCAGACAAGCTGGACAATGTTGTCACGAAGAACCAGCTTTATGGCTCCGTTATCCTTGCTCTTGTCGCTACCCTCACGTCCATCCTTGGTGGAGGATGGTGGCTTGCCAGGGAGTTTCTCTCTCCTATCATCGCCCAGTTGGGCAGTTGAGACACTTCGTCGAAAATGAACCCGCCCACCGAGGCGGGTTTTTCTTGGCATAAAGAAAAATATAAAGCTGCGCTTGACTCATAAAGAAAGCGTTGCTTTACTTTATCCACGACAACAGAACATCGTGGGTAACGAGATGAACCAGGTCACGCAGGACCACCAAACAATCGAGGCATTCGGCTACCGCTGCCGAGTCGGCCGCCAGGCTGAAGGCTTCCCCACCATCAAGCAGGCGCACGTCATCGCCGGCATAGCTGCCGGGATGACCCAGAAGGAGATCGCCAAGCTGCGCGGCGTGTCACCCGCCACCGTGAAGAGCACCGCCGAGACCCTCTACTTCTGGCTGCATGCCCAGCGCGCCACCGATGCCGTCGCCAAAGCGATGCGACGCGGCTGGATCGCCCCGCTGCTGCTGGCCCTCACCGTCAGCGCCATTTCACCCGACGTCCACATGCAGCGCCTCCGCTCCAGCGGCAGCCGCCAGACGATCAGCATCACCAAGCTGTCGCGCCGCCAGGAGTCGTACGACATCGCGGGGATCGCGGCATGAATCTGGACGCCACCACCTTCTGCTACCCGGCCCATCAGGTCGGTGCCGCCTACGACGAGCACATCTGTGCCGATGGCGTGCCGGACGTCGATACCCAGTACCACGCCCGACCGCGTGAGAACGACATGCCGAGCAGCGGTTACCGACCGGCCTTCTACGTGCCGAGCAAGAACCGCCTGGTCGTGATTATGGACCGCTGCTTTGGCCGCGAGGGAAACGCCTGCGCCTGGATGGCGGACCAGATCCGGATGATCGCCATTACCCGCAAGCGCCAGAAGGAGAACACCCCATGCGCCAACTGATCACCAGCCCTCTGGCAGGCGTTGCCAGCGCGATCGCCACCCTGGCCGTTCTTACGGTTGCCTCCGTTGGCCTGCCTGGCCCGAGCGACTACGAGGTGCAGCTGATGCAGCAAGCGCAGTACTGCGAAAGCGTGGCGACATGGAACGCCGAAGCCGCCCGCGGCGTGGCACCAGCCCGCCGATACGGCCACCCGGACTACGACGGTATCGCGGACACCGCCTGCGCCCCGGTGCTCTCACCGGTCGACGGCAGCGCCTACGCCAGCAACTGAACGACGCAGCCGCCAGCGGATGGCGGCCTGTATCCGAAAGCGTCTGCGGACGCGGGCGCTTCGGGATGCAGTAGCTCTTTAACAACTCGGACCCCACGCAGTGCCAGCGGTGCGTAATCCGCTGGCCATCGATAAGCCGTCTCCGTGCTCGAGCGAGCTGCACCGCACGCGAGAGGAGGGCCCGGAAATCGGCTGGGCCGGTAGATCCGGCCACGGCCAATACCAGAACGGAGCGGCCGGGAAGCAAGCGGACGTAGCGCCCCGGTGGAGACGGCTTATCGATGCGGGACAGAGATCAGGCTTGCCGATCGGTCTTTAACGCTTTTGGACTGGAGCAAGGGTTGGCGCCAATGAACACAGCTAGAAATTTCTCGAGGAGATTCAGATCGGCGCAATGGTCAGCCTGCCCACGCATGTGGCACGCCTTATTGAAGGCGAGGCTTTCGATCGCACTCAGTGGCCTTACATCGCGCTCTTGAGTCCGGATAAAAGCATCAGCGAGCTCCTCATCCTCCATGTGTTGCATGCGGTTCATGAGAGATGAATATCGATGCTTCTGAGAACCAGCTTGGCCAGCTACTTCGCCAAAGCGGTAGACGAGCTGGAGAGCCGGCACGATGACGATAACGACGCCCATCCAATACTGACTGCTGAGACCGCTAAAAACGGCGGATCCCATGAGAATCATGAGGAGAGTGAAGAGCCGATCCAGGCGCGAGTAATAAGTCTCGGTGAGCTTCTCCACGTTGTAGGACACGTAGATGTTGAACTCAGTCCTGTTTCGGCTCATGTGACTACTTCTCTTCTTTAGGAGGTGGAGGTGGCTCACGCCTACTCGTCTCGTGGTTGCGTTGCCAATCTGGCGGCGGTGAAGTAGGCCGCGGTGTGTCCCGCCCGTCTCTGTTATCTGGCATATGTATCCCATTGCTGTTGTGGTGAAACCCCAAGTTACCACAGCAAATGAGCAAACGAATCCCGCTGTTGTGGTGATAGTGGGCTCGCGTCACCTGCGTAGTGGTGAGCAGCCGGGGCTGACCGGCACCTACATACCCTGCGTACCTTTGGCCCGGCCCGGTGCCGGGCTCTTTTTCACCAACGGGATGTCAAAATGGGTATGGCTGCAACTACCAGCATTGTATTAGGACATTTGGCAATTCTGGCTTAAATTGCAAGGGCTCAGGTAAGTAACCACCAACCGGAGCTCTTTGGTTTCAAACCATAGCAAACTCGAGGCAACACGCCTCAAGGACCCCCCGAGTGAAGATCTGCTCACGCGATCAAAGGCTGCTCATAAAGAAGAAAGGCGGGGCTGCAAGAGAAGGAGGCATGGCTGTCAGAGCAGCCAAGCAGGATATGCCGCTCGCCACCTTGAAAACCCGGGTCAAAAAGCTTGTCGACAAGGGTATGGATCGTGAACGGGCGGTGGAAGTCGCGCTTCTCCGTCCTATCGGCCCTCAAGGTCGGCCCCGTCGCACATAGTTTCTCAGTATCTCATCACCCTGCGCCCGCAGGGTGATGTCTCATTCCGCTCTCTTGAGCGATCAAGATAGGCGCGAGTCCTTCTTCTCTTTCTCCTCACGATTGATTGCCGGCGTGGTGGTTACTACCTGGCGCGCTTCCTTCGGAGAGGAATTGAGCCTGTTGTCGACGTAGTTCAAGCCAATGAGCTGAACGACCAGGAAAATAACGCAGAAGATCACGCCTTTAATCATTTGATTCTTATCCAGTAATAGGTTGACGACCGGCGAACTTATCACAAGGGCGCCTCGGGCAACCATTGCCAATTCGTATCCACCAGCACAACAGCGAGCGCCTGACCGACCGGGTGCTGGCTTTTGTGCTGCCCGCTATCCGGAGGCAGCCATGCAGGTCTATCTACCCGTTCGACGGCATTGCCGCTGCCGTATCTGCGGCGCCCGCCAGACGAAGCCCAGGCATCCAGACGAGTACGTGATCGGCCCGCTCTGCACCCGGTGCGGCCGCCGGAACACGCTACGGATCGACAAATGGGCTGACTCGAAGCCCTGGCGGCGCGATACCTGCCGCTGCGACGGCTATCACTTCCCGCATCGGCGCGGCTCGCTCTGGTGCTACCACAACCCAGCTTACCCGGTAGACGAAGACCGGCGGCTGTTTGCCTGAGGAGGCCGCAATGACCAACGACAAGCTCGACACATCGTTCCTTTCCGATGAGAGCGAGGCCGTCTACGGAGATGAAGCCCTCGCCCGGCTGATCCTCAAGGCTCAGGAGCACCACCAGCACGCCGTCGACCAGCTGCAGCTGGTAGTGAGCCAGACAGACAAGGGCATCCGATTGGGCGACGCCGATGACGCCATCGTCTTCGAGAAAGGCAGCGACAAATGCAAAGGCTTTCGTGCCGGCGTGCAGATAGCGCTCCAGATCATCGGAACCTTCCCTATCAAGATCACCGGTCCCGGCGAGGACGCATAACCATCTGAGGAGGTCCGTATGGACGCGAAGACGAAAGAGCGTCTCCGTCGCCTGAAGGCAATGGCGGACGACGCCACCAGCGAGAACGAGGCGATGATCGCCGCTCGCCGACTTCACGCCCTGCTTGCCAAGCACGGTATGGAAGAATCCGACCTCGACGACGGTGATGGAATCTCCACGAGCGAGAAGGGAACGCTGCTGGTTCGCGGGGAATGGTGCCAAGAGGTCATGTTCGCCATCGCTCGGCTCTACTTCTGCAAGGGCCTTACCCACGGCCAGCCGGTCTTTCGGCGTCCGAATGAGGGAGCAGGCAAGCGCTTCTCCCTGATCGGACGAGAGCTACACCGGGAGACAGCGATGCGCGTTGTTCAGTCTGTCGTCCGGTCGGTCTACGCAGAGGCCAAGCGCAGCAGCCGAGAGCTTCGTCCGAGACATGTTCACCCGATGTCGTGGATCACCAGCTTTTGCGAAGGCGCGTCGTACCGCATCCGCGTGCGCGTCAACGAGCTTATCGAGGCGGGCCGCAAGGGCGCTTTGGAAGACGAGGACGGCGACAAGCTGCCGGTGCTGGCCCCCATGTACGACGCCGCGCAGGCGGATATCGATGCCTTCCTCGCCGACTGGAAGATCAACGGTTGGAAACCCAAGGGAGAGATCCGATCAGCCGAGGCTTTCGGCAATGGTAAGGCCTTCGGTGACGGCGTCGCGCTGGGCCATGAGATCGCGCAGCACGCTCCCAACACCCTGACGCACGCCAAGGAGGCCTAGCCATGTGGTTCAAACATGCCCATTTCTACCGAGTCCACGACGCCGAGGCGATCCCACTCGACGTTCTCGAAGCCGCTCTGGCTGAATTCGCCTTCCGCCCCGTGTCGCCGCGTGAGGCTCGCCGCGTTGGCTGGACGACACCGGCAGGCAAGCGCAGCGAAGTCCGCGTCCACGAGATCCAGGGCCACCGCCTGATCGCCATGTTGCGTCAGGAGCGCCTGCTCCCCGCCGCCGTTGTCAATGAGGAAGTCAGCGAGCGCGCCGAGGCCCGCGAGCTTGCCGAAGGCCAGCTGCTTTCCCGCCGAGAACGTCAGCTGCTCAAGGAGCAGGTGCTCGAGGAGCTGCTTCCCCAAGCCTTCACCCGGTCACAGCGTGTCGAACTCTGGTGGGACACCACCCACAACCTGATCGGCATCAACGCCTCCAGCCGCAAGCGTGCCGAGGAGGTGCTCGACCTGCTCCGCCAGACGCTGGGCTCGCTGAAGGTCACACCGCTGGCCACGAAGACGCCGCCGGGGCGCGGCATGACGGCCTGGCTATCCGATCCCGGCCAACGCCCCGCCAGCCTGCTGCTGGGCGACCGGGTCGAGCTGCGCGCCGCGGAGGATGACGGCGTCATCGGCGCCCGCTCGGTCGATTTGGACAGCGAGGAGATGCAGAGCCTGCTGGAAGGTGGCCGCCAGGCCAGCAAGCTGAGCATTGGCAGCGAAGGCCAGCTTCGCGCCGTGCTGCATGACGACCTCGCGCTCAAGTCCCTGCAGTTCGACGACGCCCTACTCGATGAAGCCAGCCAGACCGATAACGGCGATGACCCGGTGGTCAGCCTCGAAACCGACTTCGCACTGATGACCGGCGCCCTCGGCACCTTCGTCGATCAACTGATCGAGTGGCTGGGTGGCGAGGCCGATCCTAGAACTGGGCTTTCGTGAATTCGTCGACGCTCGCTGAGCCATCGCCCCAGTCTTGAGTGATGGTGAGCCTGTCTCCCGAGACCTCGTAGGTAATTACTTCGTCAAGCTTGTGGGTTCTCCAGCGGCCTGTATCGGTCGCCCAGATAATCCGATTGCCATCGAGCCTGCACCGCATAGCCCAATGACTGTTGTCGCTTGGGCGGTTGTACGACAGATGAGTGATGCCACCGGACTGTCGATCCACATGGATGATCGATACATCTCGACCCATCGTGGCTGAAACCATCGCTCTGCATAGATCGGCCTGAGTGAACTCGGCGCTGAAGGAGACTGCCGGAAACGCTAGCAGACCCACCATTAGAGCCATCTTTTTGAATCCCATTCCCTGCTCCTTGTTATCGCCATGAACGCGGCGATTTCAGACTACGGGGAGCCTTCGCTTAAAGCTACTCATCGGTCCACGCGAATTCTTGTAGGAGGTCGCATGAACATCACCGTCTACACCGGCGAGGCCTGCCACGCCTGCGACGCCACCGAGCGCGCCCTTCTGAAAGCCGGACACAACTCCATCGCCACCCCCGCCGCCGATGAACACCGCGAGCGTTTTCGCGCCGCTGGCCACCGCACGCTGCCGGTGTTTGTCGTCACTAACGACGCCGGCGAGACACTCGACGAGTGGTCGGGATTCCGCCCGGACAAGATCAACGCTCTGGAGGTGCCGTCATGAGTGCCTCAACCATCATCGACCACCCGCTCACCGGCGAGCCGACCACATTCCCCGATCTGGCGAGGTTCTCCGGCATCGCCAAAGACACGCTCAAGTATCGCTACCACCAGCTCAACCAGCGCGGCGCCGAGCTGATCGAGCCGCCCACCGGCAATCACAACAAACGCACGAAGACCGCCTCCCGCGCCGACCGCGTCCGCAAGTTTCAGCGAGACCTGAATGCCTGGCTGGCCTCCCCGGCTGGCCGCCTCTCCACCCATCTGTTCCGTGACTTCCGCCGAGGTGCTGCATGACCCCGGTGCCAGCCAATATCGCCGCTTCCCTACTCTGCTCGTTCCTCGCGGGCCAGCGCATCGACGCCATCGTCGAGAAGCGAGCTCAGGCCGATCTAGAGTCGGCCCTCACCGCCACCGGCTGGAGGTTCTCGCGAGAGCACCGCCTTTCCGATCGGGACATTCCCGACTTCCTGGTGAAGGTCGAGGGTGTGTCGGTGGTGGTCGAGCTCAAGATCAGGGCGCAGCGCAAGCGGATCTTCCGGCAGCTCGAGCGCTACGCCCTCCACGAATCAGTCGACGCGGTGGTGCTGCTGACCGGAACCGCGATGCAGCTACCGCCAGAGATCAACGGCAAGCCCGCACGGGTCGCCTCACTCGGAGCCGGATGGTTATGACGAAGATCTACGGAACCCTTCGCCGTACCGGCGACGGGTGGCAAATGTCCGACGTGCCACCGCACGTCGCCATACGCCTCAAGCAGCTTTTCCCACGGGTGCCAAAGCACCAGACCGGTACCTTCAACTTCCCCGCCGACACGCAGCAATGCGCCGACCTGTCTTGGTTCCTGCAGCGCTACCCAATGGCGATGAGCCTGGATGATCAGGTTTCTCTGGATGGTGGCCGCGCTCAGTACGAGCAAAGCCAGGCCGAGATGGAAACGATTCTGCGGCCGGACTATCGACCCAGCGAGCGCCAAGGTTTGCGACCGGGGCAGATCGTCCGCCCGTATCAGGGGCAGGCGGTCGATCTCTGTCTGGCGCGCCGGGCTCTACTGCTGGGCGACGATGTCGGTCTCGGCAAGACCTACACCACGGCGGCGATGCTGCTCGAGCCCGGTGCGCTGCCGGCGGCCGTGGTCATGCAGACCCACCTACAGGACCAATGGCGAGAGAAGATCGAGGCCTTCACCACGCTGCGGGTGCACAAGATCAAGGGCACAAGGCCCTACGATCTGCCGCCAGCGGACGTCTACCTCTACCGCTACAGCCAGTTGCTGGGGTGGATCGACACCTTCGGTGACGGATTCTTCAAGGCGGTGGCGTTCGATGAGATTCAGGAGCTGCGCCGCGGTACCGAAAGCGGCAAAGGTGAAGCGGCCAAGGCGCTGGCCAGCGCCGCGATCTATCGCCTGGGACTCTCCGCCACCCCGATCTACAACTACGGCGCCGAGATCTGGAACGTGATGCAGTTCCTCGACGACATGGTGCTCGGCACCTGGGGCGACTTCTCGCGGGAGTGGCTCAAGGATGACCGCCAGGTGAAGGATCCCGAGGCCCTCGGCTCCTATCTGCGAGAACAGAACATCATGCTCCGCCGCACGAAGCGGGACGTCGGCCAGCAGATGCCGGCGATCAACACGATTGTCGAGCACATCGACAGCGATGACGACGCGCTGGCATCGATCGACGACCTTGCCCGCCAGCTCGCGCTGAAGACGACTACCGGCACGTTCATGGAGCGTGGCCGCGCCGGGCGGGAACTAGACCTGCTGGTGCGACACGCCACCGGCGTAGCCAAGGCCAAGAACGTCGCCCGCTACGCGCGAATCCTGCTCGATGCTGACATGCCAGTCATGCTGATGGGCTGGCACCGGGACGTCTACGACATCTGGCTCGATGAACTCGGCGAGTACGCGCCGGCGATGTACACCGGCAGCGAGAGCGACAAGCAGAAACGGGAGTCGGTGCGCCGGCTGGTCGAAGGAGAGACCAACCTCTTCATCATGTCGCTGCGCAGCGGCGCCGGGCTGGACGGCCTACAGCATCGCTGCTCGACGGTGATCTTCGGCGAGCTGGATTGGTCGCCCAAGGTGCACGAACAGATCATCGGTCGCCTGGATCGAGAAGGCCAAGAGGAACAGGTAACCGCGATCTACCTGAACACCGACGAGGGTTCAGACCCGCCGATGGTCGAGGTACTGGGCGTCAAAGCCAGCCAGTCCACCGGTATCGTCGACCCGGGACGCCAGTTCGCCGCCAGGCACTCCGACAAGACACGCATCCAGGCGCTGGCCGAGCGGTTCCTCGCCAGCCGGAAAGCCGCGTAGGGAGATCGGATGGCGAAGAGCAAACCACTGCACTGGCAAGAGCCGACCACCGAGAACTGCCCGCAGTGCAACGGATCCGGCGAGTTTCGCGGCATGTTCTCGTCCGGGCCGTGCGCTGTATGTGATGGCACCGGTCTGGTCGGCGAGAACGGAGAGCCGCTGCCGGTTGAGGATCTGCTGCCAATGCTACGCCGCCAGCGCGACCGGATCGCTGGCCAGATCGAGGCAGCACGACAGCATTACCGCCAGCTACTGCATACCCCAGGGGTCCGAGAAGCGCTCGCCGCCGAGCACGAACGACAGCAAGAGCGGCAGCGTGAAAAAGACATGGCTTTCAGGAAGAAATTGAGAGGAGTTTGATATGCAGGCAAACATCACAGAACCGGCCCCGCTGCGCTTCCTACGAGCGCGCGACGTATGCAACAAGATCGCGGTTTCACGCTCTCGACTCTACGAGTTGATGAACGACGATCATGCAGGTTTTCCGAAGCCTCTCAAGGACGGCGACAGTCGTCAGGCCCCCAATTACTGGATCGAGCACGAAATCGAGGACTGGATGCGCCAGCGGATGGCGAGGGCCAGAAGGGGTTGATACGTCAGCCTCCAACCTGCCGCTTGACCCTGTCACGAAAGGCCAGCCGATCCTCCTCCGTGATGCCCTGCTCCAGGGCATCCAGGTAGTCGCAGTACCACTGCATCATCTGCTGCCGGTGGCGCAAGTATTCGGCCTGGTTATAGATCCCCTCCAGCCCCTTCTTCGTATGGGCTAACATGGCCTCGGTCCAGTCAGTCGGCCAACCGTGCTCGGATAGCAGCGTCTTCGCCGTGTGTCTTGAGCCGTGGCCGGTCATCCTTCCCTTGTAACCTATCCGCGAAAAGCAGGTGTTGATAGCCATGTCCGAGATGACCGGCGTCTTCTCGCCTTCACCAGGGAACAGGTAGCGCGATCGGCCGGTCAGCGGCCGCAGTGCCTCGATACTTTCAAGCACCTGGCGTGTCAGCGGTACGACGTGATCGCGGCGCATCTTCATCTTCTCGGCCGGCACCCGCCACACATCACCATCCAACTCTGACCACTCAACCCAACGAACCATGCCGGGGCGCGAGGCGGTGCGCACGACCATCCAAGCGGCAGTTTTCACGATCATTTTGCTGGGTGACTCGCTCAGACCCCGAAGGAACTCCGGCAACTCTGGCTCAAGTAGGTGTGGATAACGCTCTTCCTTGGGGGCCTGAGCAGCTACGTCGGCCAAGTTTGAGGCGGGGTTGTTCTCGGTATGCCCAAGGGCGATACCGCGGCCGAAAATTTGGTTCAACCAGGTGCGTGATTTCTCTGCCGTGTTGAACGCGCCCCGCTTCTCAATAGACTCCTGCAGCGCGGCACAATCTCGGCGCGTCACCCGATGAATCGCGATATCGCCAAAGGCGGGCAGCGAGTCATTGTCCAACCAATACCGCATGCCTTTGATCGTTTTCTCCGCCCGACCGCGATCGACCTTATCCTGGTACCAAGCTTCGGCAGCTTCGCGGAACGGGTGCTCGTGTCCGCCCTTCCGGTGCTCTACCGGATCGATGCCATCGGCCAGCAGTTCGGCGGCATGCTGGGCCTGTGCCCGGGCTCGCTTGGCGGAGGTGTCAGGATAACCGCCCAGGCCCATCCACGCCCACCGACCGGTGGATGGCTTCTTATAGCGTGCTTCCCAACGCTTGCGCCCCGATGGCGCCACGACGAAATAGAGCCGGTCGACACCGTAGCTCTCGCGGTATTCTCGGGACTCTGGTTCAAGCTTGGCGAGTACGGTATCCGCGAGTGGACGCCGTTTGATCTGATTGCGCTTCAT